TGCGGGTCCTGTGGAATGTGAAGGTCGAATTGCTGCAGTCGAGGGATGTCTGCCCGCGCGAAATTCCAAACTCCTCCGGAGGCACTACCGCGATGTGCGGCCGGCCCCGGGGGCGGGTCACGATGCAGGTAACGTCGACCGTGCCGTCCTCGTTCGTGGTCTCCTCGACCACTTCGATGTCGACGTCCTCCTGGGCCTTCAGGGCCGCAAGCTCGACCGGCATCAGGCCCCGGTAGGTCTCCCGGGTGGCCTTCTCGTTGTGCTCCCACCAGACCTTGGCGATGCCGTTTTTGGACAACAATCCGTCCTTCGCGAGGTCGTACAGGATCGAGTATCCGCCGCACACGTGCCAGAACACATGCCGGACTAACTCGGTCTCCTGCCGGGCGGCCTCCTCGTCCTCGGGGCCCGTGGGGGAGAACTCGATCGCGTTGTCCTCGAGGGCGAAGAGCCGGATCAGGCTCGGCAGTGCCTGCTCGACCACATCCAGGACCTCGCGGGTGCGCACCTGGGAACGGTCCGGGATTTCGTTACCCAGGGGCTCACCCAGGTAACGGTCGAGCGCCTTGGCCCGATCGTCGGAGAGCTCAGACCCCTGCCCGATGGCGCCCGCGATCGCGGCATCGCACAGAGCCACCAGTTCCGTGTCGGTCAGCTTAGCCATGCTTGCGCGGCCTCCCGGGCCCACGCCGGGCTTCAAGGGCCGCTATTCGGGCCTCGAGGGCGCTCAATGTGGTCGTCATGGAAAGCAGTATAGTATCTAGGGTCTCGCGCTCAGCCTTGAGTACCCGGGCCGTTGCCAGCGCTTCCATGAGATCATGTGTCTGGGCAGAGGTCACACAACCCCCGACTTGCCGTACTGGATGGGCGCCCACGAGCCCCGGCGCTCGGGGGCCATCGCGTAGGTGCGCAGGGCATCCGCCGCGTGACTCGTCCAGTCATGCACCGGACGGTCTCGGAACCCCTGCCGGGCATCGTCGTACTCGCACCGGTACTGACGCAGGGCATCCAATCCCCGGGCACAGCGCTCCTCGTCGAGCCAGCACTGACGCAGAACCCGCCGGGTCTCCTCGATACCGTCCTCGATCCGGTGCTGCGGGATCACCTCGACCTTGACTCCCAGGCTGTTCAGTGCCTCGACCCGGCTCTTGCCCGTCTGGAGCTCCCGGGCCGCCGCATCGTGGGGCAGGAAGTGCCGACCGTAGACATAGCCTCGCTCGCGGAGCACCCGGACGTAGTGCGCCAACGCCTCGCCGGAGGCCTCGTAGTAGTCGACGAGCCGGATCTCCTTGCCGACCCGCTGGATCAGCCAGATCGCGGTCGCATCCCCGATCCCGAGATCCCAGGCCGTATCGACCATCACGTGGTCATCGATCGGGATCCGGCCGATCCGGTGCTCGTCGGTCATCGCCCGCAGTTCCTTGGCGTAGTACGCCCCCTGCAGGCTCGCCTCGAATGAGCAATAGAACTCCTGCTGAATCATCTCCTCGCTCATCCCGGCCCGGCGCTCGTCATCGACCGCCGATACCGCGATAGCCCGGGTGTCATCGACCGTCAGGAGGCTCGCGTGCCAGTCCGGGTTGCTGCGGGCCATCTCATAGAGCTTCGCCCCGTGGTTGCGCCCTCGGGGGGTGTACAGAAATGCCGCCCACCCGCCATTTTCGGCCAGAATCGGCCGAATGTAATCCCAGGCCCGCGGGTCGGCGACCGAGTATTCGCTGAAGATCACGCCGACAGGGTTCGAGCCGACCAGGCTGTCGTAGTTGTCCGACCCGACGACCTGCCAGATACTCCCGTTAGCCAATTCGAGCTTCATCTCGTCGTTGCGGCGGTGCGACACGATCTCGGAGGGCCAGGCGTCCAGGACCCGCTGCCCGCTCTTCGTGATGCCCTCCCAGATGACTTTGCGCCCTTGCTGGAGCGTGGGGAGCATGTGCCAGTAGGTCCCAACTCGCTGCATGGCGGCGCAGGTGGTCCAGTGCAGGCCGGCGGCATCCTTGCCGGCCCGACGGTGCCAGACGGCCACCGCCCGCTTGCCGCCGCGCTGTAGGTAGCTCCACAGGCCCCGCCGCTGATAGCGCCTTGGGCGCCACTCGTGGGGCAGCTGGACCGCCATCAGCACCTCACCTCAGCCATCTCCCGGTGCTCGCAAAGCTGCCGGTAGGCGGCCACCAGCCGAGCGGATGCCTCCAGCGTCTCGCGTCCTTGCGGGCCGCAGGGCCACCCCTCGCACTGCTGCGCCAGCCGCTCAAGCAGGCCGATGGCATCACGCAGCATCAGCGAGTCCCATGCTGGGCGGGTGTTCCAGGCTTCGTAGCTGGCATCGACGTTCATGGCATCAGGTTGAAATCTACGCGATCTACGACCAGGCCGGCCGGACCAGACAACTGAACCAGCAGCATCGAAGTCGATCCGCACATCGTGTCGGTGATGTGGATAAGCTTCATCTCACCGGCAGAAATTACCTGAGACGGGAAGCTCTGCCAATTCACCACGCCTCCCTGGCAGGTCGTCGGACGCTGTAGAATTTGCAGCGTCGCGGGCGCGGTCGTGGTGTTGTGCGCCCACACGTCTACCCACTTCGCAGACCAGGACGTGATGGGGTCTGTCAATTTCCGGAACTGCAACTGGATGCCTACGATGGGCGGATTTTGCAGCACCCTCGGGTCCAATTCGAGCGCCACGTCTGGCCCCACAGAAATCCCCGTCCATGCATTCCCGACCACGCGGTAATCCACGATCCGAAGACCATCCCCAACCGTGGTGTCGGGTGGATTCAGCCCGATATTCTCGGGACCGAAGGACACGCTCGACATCGTGCCCTCGGCCGGCTCGCTCGGACCGGGTGCCTTGTTCAGGTAGCCGCGGAGGATCAGGTAGTCGGCCGCGGTGACGTACCCGTCGCCGTTGAGGTCATAGAGCGGGTCGGCCGTGTTGAGATGCGCCCGGAACAGGACGTAGTCCGCCGCCGTGACGTACCCATCGTTGTTGAAGTCAGGGTCACAACGGTTGCCATAGTAGTCGCCGTCGACGTCAATCTGCGCGACGTTGGCAGCGAGGGTACAGTTGTCCAGGTAGTCGAGCACCCCGTCGCCATCGGTATCGGTCTGTGCGCCTGCCGCGAGGGGCAGGAGCGTTAGCAGTACAAGCGCAGTACGTTTCATTCTTCACCTTCCCCCGACAGGGGGATAGCTGGTCCAGACTTCCCAGAGCCACCAGAGGAGAGCGGCGTATCCGACCACGACCGCAGCAAGGACGAGTACTCCGTCTCTCCCATCGCCCTCAGCACGTCGCCCCAAGCCCTGCCGGCTGCGGCCCGCTCGGAGTTGTGCGCTAGGTTGCTCATGAGACACAACAGCACCTCCGCACGGACCGCTTCCCGCAGAGCGGCGACTACTTCTTGCCGCCGCCTTTCAGTGCGGCGATCGTCTCGGCCGGAACGCCCTCGTCCGCCGCCGCCTGAAAACCCCAGTCAGCGGTCGTCGCCAGGACGCCAATCAGCGCGTTCTGGATGGCGACCGCCTCGACCTTAGTCAGGGTCGGCCACGTTACTGTCGCCGGGTCGACCAGGCCAGGGATTACCAGGGTCACGGTTGCGCTGTACGTTTTGTCACTCATTGTCATGTCCTCTCATTGTGTTGGCGCCGGATGAGTGCCACCCGGCGCCTTCTGGTTACGCGGTTACCGGGGGGGTAGTCTGAGCCGCTTTTACCTGCTGCTGGACACTGGAGACGGCCGCGGCGAGCTGGGCTATCTGCTGTGCTACATCGTTACCGGTAAGCACCTTGGCCGCCCCTACAGCCTCCAGCGGGTCGAGGTTGAGCAGCATGTTCACCGCCTGCGTCACGACGGCGTTGCTGATCTGGTTCAGCGCCTGCTGCTGGGCCACCGAATTCTGCATGGCGAGGCCGAGCGAGTGCGCCGCCATTTGACCGAGATTGGCGTTCGCGGCGGCAAGGGTCTCGGCAATGGTCTTGACGTTACCAATGGTGATCGCGTCAACAGCCTGTGGATTCACGACATCAGCCATACATCACCTCTTTGTCTGGCCGCCCCTGAGCGGTCCTCTGTCAATCCGGCCAGCACCGAGATCAGGGTCTCGGCGTCGTCGCTTTCGCCAAGCCGGCCAGAAATGTGCATTAATGATCGGGCCACTCGTAGTGATTGCCGTCGTCCCAGGCACCACCCCAGATCCCACCCTGCTCTTCCCACCAGGCGCCTAGCTCGGCGTGTGCTTCGGTGGTGGCCAGGTACTCGCCGGCCCGGAAGAGATTCAGGTCGATTGCGAGACGGCGCGCGTGCTTACTCGACTTGCTGCCATACCCGCAGCGCGGGTCCCGGTACAGGTCCCCGCCCGTCACGGTGTAGCCAAGCTCGGCCGCGTGCAGGATGAGCCGCGCAGCGGCTTGCAAGAAGTCATGCTGTCGCTCGATG